TGGTCGCATCAATCTTGTAGTGAGCGTATGGGTCTTGACCCGGCTTGTTGGTTTCTACATCCTGAGGGTTGCCACCAAGTTCGACATAATCCGAACCTTCAGCTTTTTCAGGAGGCATTGCCTTTTTAGCAAGCAAGTTAGCCGCCGCTTCCATTAGGTTGTTTTTAGACATTGAGAAATCTCCTTGTAATGTTTTATTTATAAAAATTAAATTTTTCGTAGGTAATTTTCAAACAATTTCAGCGCAACTTCTTCGATTTGGTTCTTCGAAGCGCGTCTGATTTGTCTTTTTGCATTGTCAATGTCAACCTCTACGAATCGACCTTCGACATACAGCCACTCTTTGTTTTCCATGATGCCATTCACAAAAGCACCCGGTGCAGATGGATCCGCAACAATATCTGCGGCTGTCGCCAAACGCAGGTCGTCTTGGACAAGATTATATCCTTCGCTTGTTGGTACAAGTGTACCCATAGCTCTTGATGACACACCGATGCGGATATCGTTGTCAAGGAAGTCCTTGACGATTTTTCCGTATGGTGTATCAAGGATTAATGCCTTACCATAGAAAGTGTTTCCGTCTTCTGAAAGAGAAACGATTTTGTGTGAAACTCTTTCCAAGTTGATGGATGGTGTGTCTGGATGACCCAGTTCACCCAATGCACGGCCTGTGTCAATGAACTCCTCTGTGTATCGTTTGACTTCTTCACGGAGAGTGTTCATTTTGTACATTCTGTTGTTGCGATTTACGCGGTCACCAACAAGAAATGTACCTTCGATGTACAACTTCTTCTTGCCGTTTTCGGCAGATTCGGTAATGTACTTAACATCATTAACTGTTTCGGTAATCAGTTTCATCTTAGATTCCTGTTAATGCTGGTGAATAGGTTGCGTCTTTCGACAGGTCAATGATTGCAGAACCGCCAGATGCGACAGTAATGACAATATTACCCGTATTGTTGTTTGCAAGTGCATATGCGTAGTCATCGAAACGCATTTCACCTGAACCGAACAATGTCAACACATTGACACCACCGCGAGCAATTGTGATACTGCCGTTTGTTGACCAAGCGACTCTCTTGATTGTTGCGGAATTTACGGTCTCGATGGATGCATTGGACGAAAGGTTTGCCAGTGCAAGGGTTGTAGTACCTGCACCGTCAACGCGGATGACTGTGGAATTTCTCAGTCGGTTTGTGATTTCGTATGCCATGTTATCTTAGTCCTATTGATTTACGACGTCTCATCGAAAGTTTTCTCTTCATAAGAGTACGGCGTAGTTTTGCTCTGCGAGTTGTTTTCCATGAACGCTTCAACAGACGCGCCTTGCGCAGTCTTTCCACAGCAGGAATACGCTTCACGGTATTACCCGAAATTCTGTATCCCTTGATAGCGGAGCGTCTTGCGTTTTTTTGAATGACGATTCTGCCTTTTGCATTACGGCGAATTCGTCTGCGAATTTTTTTGACTCTACCCATTTTGATGATGTTTGGGTTTCTTCTTGGTACTGCTTCTGAAACCAACTGAATATCATCGTCATAGGTTTCAAATCGGTCTTCCGCAACATAGATTTTTGCCTCTTCCAAACGAGAAGCAACAATGGCATCCAAGTGCGCATAGATGCACTCTTTTGCTTCGGTAAGATTACCGTCTATGATGTGTCTGATAAAATCCATTACTCGACCTTATCGGATGCGAATTGGGCAACTTTAGCCAGACCCATTTGTGACTCACTAATCAACTTGACCATTGCTTGTTGATTTTCTTCTGAAAGACTTTCGTACAATTTCACAATCGATTCAGCGGTCTCTTCATTGATGCGTGTCATCGTACCGTCATCGTGTTTGACGATACCTTTTGAATTTACATTAGCAAATTCCTTCAGAGCATCAAAAGATTCTGCCTGAACTGGACCGTCAACACCTGCACCATAAGGAATGCTAAAGTGTTTGTCCAGTTTTTGGTTGTAGTACAGTGCCACTTTGGTCTTGTTTGGGTAGAAACGAACTGCGGTTCTCTTCAATAGTAGAACCATTGGTGGGTCATTTGGAATATCCAATGCCTCTTTGATGTTTACCGCTTCTGTAGTTTCTTCTTCAACTTCTTCACGAACCGCACGGCGCGCTTGCTGATAAATCATTTTGTTGCCACTAATCAAATCCGCCATACGGTTGAAAAGGTTTTTCATGATTTCTCGGTCAGCATTATTGAACACAGGCTTTTCTTCCTGCATTTTATCGAGTATGCGATGAATTCTCGATATCTGCGCCTTGTTAGCAAGACCGGCGCGAACAAGAACATCGAACTTTGAATAGTCCGTTGTTTCTTCTTCGACAATAGTTCTGAATTCGTTGAGTGACTTCATTATTCGGTCTCTGTGTTGCCTTGTTCTGTTGTTGCGAAAATGTTTTGTGCCAGTTCAATCTTTCTATCTTGCAGTGATTCAAACGCTTTGTTCGAAAGTACCGCGTTCAGAATATCCTGCGCTTCGGCAGCATTACCATTAATTACACTTTGTACAAATTCTTGTGTGTCCACAATATTCTCCTAGTTATTTATTTATTTCATTTTGAGCGTTGATGCAAATTTATCTACTTGTGCATCGAGCATAGGTGTTGAGGATTCAACTTCACTTTTGTCTAACATTGGATCCTGTGTAGGACCGATGTTGGACTGTTGGTCTTGACCTTGTGCGTCTTGTCCCATTTCTTGTTCTTGTCCCGGTTGTCCTTGTGTTGGACCGCCGGTGCCATTTGCCTCTTCTTCATCCATTTCTTTCTTCATCTGAGCAATGTCTTCGTCAGTGAATTGCAGAACATTTTTCTGTACCCACTTGCGAGAATAGAAAGTGCCGATGTATGGGTCAACGGTCGACAACAGAGACAATCTTTCACGAAGCAATTCAGCATCACGCATTTCGGTGAAGTTGTTGTCTTTGTGATAATCATAGTAAATGTATTCTTTGAATTCTTCCCACTCTTCGCGAGTACAGATACCTTTCAGTACCAGTTGTGTGCCAAGTGCTTGGTCGAAAACCTGAGAGAACTTGTTGCGGAGTTTCTGGATAAATTTCGAGAACTTGACCTCATCACGGGTGACTTCGGTTGTTCTACCGAGACCAATCATACCACCTTGTTGTGGTTCAAGACGCGATACAGGAACATTCAGTGATTGCAACAGTTTACGGCGGAAGTATTCGACATCTTGCATTTCGCCAAGGTTCTGACCTGCTGGCAGTGTGGTGATTTCTGTACCTTTACCACCTTCACGGCGAGGCAACCAAAAATCTTCAAGCATCGACATATGTTTTCTATCATCACGCAGTTCACCGGTGTTTGCATCGTACACCATCTTGTTGCGGTACTTGACCATGATATCGCGCAGATATTGTTCTGCCTTACCTTTTGGCAAGTTACCGACATCGATGTAGAAAATACGGCGTTCAGGTGCGCGAGACAATCTGTAAATGACCACCGCATCTTCGACCATGCGAAGTTGGTTCAGTGGTTTGATTGCCTTGTGTAGGTATGAAATAACGAATGTGTTTTTCGCATCCATCAGTCCAGAGTTGACATTGATGATTGCGTCTGGTGCAATTCTTACACCTGCGTTGACATTCGCGGTGAATGTCTGTGTCGTTGTGCCTCTGTCAGTATAGACATAGTATTCAGCAAGCGACTTGATAACCATTGCACCGGTTTTCGCATCACGCATTCTGTTGACTTCACGCACCTTGCGGATTTTGCGTGGGTCGATGTATCGCAGTTCTTTGATGCCTTCTTTAGGTTTTGTTTCATCGACAACGACATGGTAGTAAATTCTTCCGTCGATGTACCATCTTTTGAAAATATCGTCAGCAAGATTCGCGAAGTTGAGCATTCGCTGAATGTTGTTGAATTCTTCAATGATTTTCTTTTTGATGGAATTTGGTTGCTTCAACTTGTCCATGTTGAGCGTGACGATTTGACCTTCTTCGTCTCGGGTAATCGCCTCATCCACAATATCCATGATTGCTTGTTCCAACTCAGGGTGGTTGGACATTTCACGATATCGTGTAATTAATTCTAGCTCGTTTCTTACGGAACCTTCAAGGTCGACATATGTGCCGTAGTGAGCGTTTGATGTGATGGTGACTGCACCATCATCCATTGCTTCCGTCGGAAGCGCAAAAGACTGCTGTGCAGGATCTTGAATCTGCACAACATTGTCTCGTCCTATGGTAAAACCGAAAAGCTTAATTGCCATTACTCATCCTAAATTTGTAAAGAAAGGGACCGAACGGTATTGCTCGGTCCCATTTTCTTATACCACGTTGTCTCTGACTGCTTCCCACCACTGATATGACAGAGTTACCGAGAACTCTTCAATGGTGTCATTTGAACCCCAGTCAACATCGATTGGGGTGATGTCGGTTGGGAACAGACCAACGAATTTATATTTTTTCAATTCGTTGCCGCCCTTACCAAATTGTCTTACTTCGCCGTCAACTGTGTAACCGGTTTGGTTGATTGCCGCGCCGTTTCTCAAGTTGAAGTAGTGCGAGTTGATGCCGTTCATCCATCTCTCAAATGCATTGCGGACCACGAAATCCTCGTCATTGATGACGGTGATTGTCCAGTCTTGGAATGTACGGTTACCTGCAAATTTCAGTTCGCGACCGAAATATTGAACAGGTACCACACCGACTGTCGAACCCGGCAGCTGCGCGGTTTTGCACATGAAGGTGACCTTCTGTTGTGCGTTCGCCGGCAGAGCAAAGGCAGGAAACGGCAGACTCACCTCAAACAGGTTTGGGCGAGCACCGTCTCCAACCATCTGAGAGCGGAATTCATTTACATTAAAAGCCATGTTAGTATTCTCCTATCTCTCTTATTTAGTTAGAAACTGCCGACAATTTCATCGAATGAAACACCTGTTCTTGCCGCCACGAAGTTCAACTGGATAAAGTTGACAGAGCGTGCTGGCTTGATATAGATGTCACCTACGAATTCGTTGCGGTCAATTACTTCTGGTGTGTTGTTGGTTTCATCACAAACAACTCGGAAGTCCGAAATACCACGGCGACCTTGTACATCACGCAGGTATGGTTCAACAAGGTTGATGAACTGAGCGCGTGTGAATTGGTCGTTGAATTCGAACAGGGTCGAGCGAGAAGCACGGCTGATTGATTTCTCAAGTACAATGAACAGACGGCGAACATTGATTCGGTCAAATGCGCTTGGGCGGTTCAACAGAGTCTTGTCACCATACAACATGGTGCCTTCACCGGAGAATGTCACGACTGGGTTGATACCCTTGGTGTACAAATCATCGCGTTCTGCTTTCGATGGATTGAATGCCAACTTGACGATATTCTTGATGATGCCGCGTTGCGGACCTGCTGGAGAAATCCATGGGTCTCTTTCAAGGTCAGCGCGAGCGCACAGACCAGCGATATCACCGTTCAATGGAACCCAACGGTATGTATCGTTGTACTTGTCGTACTGGTATTTCCAACCGCTGTCCATGACAACGTAAGAAGAAGATGTCAGTGCAGTTCTGTAGGTCAGGATGTCAGTGACTTCCGAACCTGAGTTGTCAACAACATCTGCCTTTTCAGGAGATACGAATACCATGCAGTCTTTTCTTGTTTCAGCAAGAGCTGCCAGTGCGTCAGCAACAGTTTCGTTTGCAGGACCAGAGACAAGCAGAGAAACATCAGTTGCATCTGCATCAGCAAAGATGTCATATGCAGTTGTGATGTTGGCTGGTGCGATTGTTCCGTCTGCACCGCCAGCAAGTGTGTTTGCATAGTTTGCTGGTGCGCCGACTGCGATTGCGGCTTCAGTGAATGTGTTTGCGGCAACACCACCCCAGTTGTTAGACTGAGCTGGGTGTGACAACCACCAGATATATTTCGAACGGTTTGCCAACACATCGGCATAGTAGTTTGTTGAACCATCAGAGTTCTTCGCATCAGATGCCTTCGAAACAAAACCGAACTTTTCAACAACGGTGTTAGCCGCAGTACTGAACTTCGATTGTGTGTCGATGACAACAATGTGCATTTCGTCATCTGCACCACCCGCACGGTCAGCATAATCGGAAGTTCCCGGTGCGTCTGTGAATTGTGAGTAGTATCTCCAACGGCGAGTCAGGGAAGTGTTTGCAGTAACATTGAATGCTGTTCCTACTGGAGTTGTCAGTGTGACGGTGTTTGCTACGGCGTTTACCGAAGCAACAGTCAAGTAACTGGTTGAAGAACCGTTTGCCGACAATTGAATGCTGTCACCTTCTGCGATTTGATATGACAAAGAAGAAGCAACATTGATTACGGTGTCGGTGTTTGCGACCGCGGCGGTAATTGCGCCGGTGCCAAAGTTGTTTGAGAACGCTTCTGGGTTAGGGCAGATTTCAACACGCAGACCGTTACCCAGCGCGCCAGCATATTTCGCCGCAAATGCACCATTGGTGTTCGCGCCTCTGTGGTTTTCTAGGTAGTCAGTTTCGTTTTCAATCAGAACACCACCATTTGCAGTAGCGTTGAGTGTTCCTGTGCCAGCGGCACGGACGACTTTAAGGTTGTTTGAGTATGCTAGGAAGTTAGCCGCAGAGAACCAATATTCGTAATTGTCACCATCAGGCTTACCGAAAGTTTCCGCAAGACGGACTTCGTTGCCAATGCTGACAATCTGGTTGATTGGTCCCCAAGCAAACTTACCAGCAAATCCGCCGATAGAAGTCGCGACGGAAGGGACGGCCGTTGTCAGGTCAATCTCTGAAACGTTAATCCCCGGTGATAGCTGAAATGCCATGGATTTCTCCTTTTGTTGAGGGTCAGAATTCTATATTCTATTTAGTTAATTGTATATTTAGAACAAACCGCGTTGATTTCCTACTGGAGTCCACACATCTCGACCATCGTTGAACAGTTCATAACTTTGTCCGTCATCGATGAGTCCAAATGGTGTCATGGATTCATCTCCTAAAAGTTCTTCCTCTTCCAACAAAACCTTTCGAATGTCGATTTTTGCTGATTCTTTGAAATAACTTTGCGAGACCAACCATGAGAACAATACTAAACCCATTACAAGGTCATCGTTAGAACCTTCATCCGCTTCATAAGAATCTCGGACACGCACAAAGGTATTCAATTCAGCAATAGTATCAAAATCTTTAATGATTAATTTGTCTGTTTCTACTAGTGTTTTGAGGTTAGCGCAACCGACTCGTTTGACCGTCTTGGTTGTTTTAACACCCAGTTTTGAGTTCTTCTTGAAACCACCAGCCACGGATTGTCCCTTGACTTTGTGCATTTCAACTTTGAACACATTTTCGTACTCAAGGTCATAGTGTAGAATATCGGCAACTTGTTGGCCAATACTGTTGATTTCGACAAGTACGAATGCCTCATTATATTTTCTCGCCAACGAATAAATCATGGTCGGGAAGAACAATAATGGAAGTTTGTTGTTTCTGAATCTCGCGACTTGCACATACGGTGACTGCGTGACATCCAGAACATTGATGGTTGAATAGTCTTGGCCTGCACCTTCAGAACTGTCAACAGACAGAATGTACAGGTGACCTTTCTTTGGTTGTTCGAAAATGTACAGACCATTGTCATCCATTTCAATCGGGTCGAAGTAGGCAAGTGTGCGCAATTTCGAACCGGAAATCAATGTTGCGGATGAACCGATAAATTCTGTTTCAAATTCTTGTCTGAACTGTTCTTCACTGGTATTTCGGACTGTTTCTTCTCGCCACTTTTCATCGCGACCGGGAACCTGTGACCAGTGAATCTCAAGAGGTACATACAACGAGCGTTTCTCGATTGCATCCATCCACATTTTGTAGAACAGATTGAGTCCGTTCGGTGTTGAAACAATGATGACTTTGGTTGTTGTACCAGATGAAATAACGGGATATGTCGCGGTGAAGAATTCGACTGCCATGTTGTGTGGCACGAATGCGAATTCGTCAAGGAAAATTAGGTTGTAAGAACCACCTCGGACACCGGATGCCGATGTGGCCGCCGCAACAATCTTTGAACCGTTTTCAAGTTCGATGTTACCTTTGTTCCATGTAACGATACCTTGTTGCATCCACTTCGGTAGATATTCGAATGCGTACTTGACGCGCTCAAGAATTTCTCTCGCAAGTGAACCTTTGTTCGCCAGAATTGCGATAGTATAGTTATCTTGGAACAGTGCTGACCACAACATGAAACCTGCCGATGTTGTTGTCTTACCGACCTGACGAGGCATTTTTGCAATCGTAAATCGGTTCTGATGATAATTGCGGACCATGTCCTCTTGGAATGGCCACATATCAAACGGAACAAGACCTCGGTCCACGTTCACGATTTTCACATAATTTTTAATGAAGTAAACAGGGTCTTCGATGCACTTTGCTAATTCGCGTGCTTCGTCTTCTGTGTACTCAACTATCTCACCTGCTCTCTTTAACCTAGGATTGCCTAGGTAACCATCATCTTTTTTTGCCATTATTTTACAATCGATTTAAGCATCCAAGCGTGTTTGCTGTGAATATCTAATCTGCCTTCAAGGAAATTTACGAGACCTCTTTTTTCAAAGTTCTCTGCCAGTTTTGTTGCCATCAATAGTGTGTCAAGAATTGTTTGATTGTCACCAATCAGGTTTGCAACCATTTGACTGCTTTGTGGAATGTTCAACTCATCTTCGACTTCGGTCAATTCTGCAAATCTCTTGAAAGAGCCTGGCGCGTATGCACCCAGTGCGCGGATTTGTTCTGCGGTCTGGTCAATCGCAACTGCCAATTCGGCATACAGGTCACCAAAGAATGCGTGATATTGTGGGAAGTCTGGACCTTCAACATTCCAGTGATAGTTTTGTGTTTTCAGATACATGGCATATTCGTCTGCCAGCAATTTCTTCATCAGTTCGATTAGAGTTTCCATTTTTATTCCTGTGGTTTTTCTTTCAGTAGTTTGACGAGTTCGGTTGTTGTACCGACAAAAATTGCCTTATCGACATTAACACCATTGCCCAATTTCTTTTGTTGGCCGCCATTCAAAGGAGTCAATTCTTTCTCCTTTTTGTGGATTTCCATTAAGTCCTTATTTAGGTCGGACAGGTTTTTGATGAGTGTGCCAAGAACTTCATAGTCTCTTGACTTCTCGGATTCTTTGGCGACCGCCATCAGTCTTTCCATTGCAACACCGCCTTTCTCAAGAAGTTCGCGAATGTTCTTTCTAGCAAACTCTGAGTCATCAACGACATCACGACTTTGTTCTGGTTCTACTGGTTGTGCTTCTATTACTTCCGGCGGAAGCATTGCATCCAGATTGAACATATCAGATAAACTTTTCTCAACTTTACTCATGTGTATTCAACAATTGTTTCTGTGTATCCATAGTCATCATCAACGTTTGCACTGAACGGGTCTGGTTCCACGACAATCGCAACTGCTCTGTAAGGAACCAAATCAATCGTTGATATGGTGTATTTAGAATTTGTATAATCGCCGATGAGTGTATCACCGACATTCAAGAATCCGTTCATTTCTTCGACAACAAGTACTCCGGTACTGTTGTTGGCAAAATACGCAACTTTTCCTACAGCACTGCCATCAGCAACTCGCACCGTTTCTCCCGTTGCGAATACACCGAATCCATTTGCGGAATCGACATAGACTTTCTGTGCCGAACTTTTTTCTTCTGCCATTAGATAGAAGTTGGTATTCGCGCGGCGAATCACACCTCTTCTTG